ACCGTCTTGCCCCGATCCACTCGCTGAACGAGCTGCTTGAGCGCTTCGCTCTGGTCTACGGGCAGGGTGGCACGGTGTTCGACCACAAAGAGCACATGCTGGTTGCACTGGGCGACATGCGCGATGCATGCGTGCGCAAGGAACTGCACCGGGCGTGGATGGAGCATTCGGATCGGTCAATCGTGCGGGTGCGGGAAGTGGACTTCGACCCGTCATGCGAGAAGCCCGGGGTGACGTGCAACCTCTTTGCCGGTTGGCCGACGGTGCCGCAGGAGGGCAACTGCGACCGTCTGCTGCAGCTGCTCTGGCACATGTGCGGCAACGAGGCTAACCAGAAGGCGCTGTACGACTGGGTGGTCAAGTGGCTGGCCTACCCGCTGCAGCACCCTGGCGCCAAGATGAAATCGACCATCGTCATCCATGGTCCGCAGGGCACCGGCAAGAACATGTTCTTCGATGAGTACATGAAGCTCTACGGTGAGTACGGCCGGGTGCTTGACCAGGCGGCGCTGGAAGACAAGTTCAACGACTGGGCGAGCCGCAAGCTGTTCCTGCTGGCCGACGAAGTGGTTGCACGCACCGAGGTGTACCACCTGAAGAACAAGCTCAAGGCGCTGATCACGGGCGACCGCATCCGCATCAACCCGAAGAACATTCAGGCCTACGAGGAAGACAACCATGCCAACTTGGTGTTCCTCTCGAACGAGGCGATGCCGGTCGTGCTGGAAGAGGACGACCGTCGCCACGCGGTGATATGGACGCCGGACAAGCTCAGTCAAGAGTTCTACACCGAGGTGCTGGCCGAGATCCGCGATGGCGCCACGGCGGCGCTGCACCACTATTTGCTGCAGGTGGATCTGACCGGCTTCACCAATGGCACCAACCCGCCGATGACTCAGGCGAAAGAGGAGCTGATTGGCCTGAGCCAAGATAGCCCGCAGCGGTTCTTGGATGAGCTTTACGGCGACGACATCCCCGGGCTCAAGCCCATGCCTGCGCTGTCGAAGGAGTGGTACGAGGTCTACAAGGCTTGGTGCGCGCGAGAGGGTCTACCGCGCCCAGCACCTTCGCCCAAGTTCATCAATGCGCTGGTGCGCAAGCGCCAGATCACCCATCCCGATCGGGCGCGCAAGCGCTACCAGATCGAGCAGAGCGTGAACGGACCTCACGGCTTCCTGATGCTCGGCAACTGCACCGTGCCTGACGGGAAGACAGAGGCAGCATGGCTGGGAGACCAGGTCGTGTCCTTCCGTCGCATGTTCTCCGACTACAAGGGGCGTGCGTGATCACTGTGCCCATCAATGTGCGGTGTGTGCGGGATGTGCGGGCAGAGGTGCGGGCATTGAATTGCCGTGAATCTCTTGCGGCAGTAGGCGTGTGCGGGACGTGCGGGCATCGGCCTACATGGGCGGGCGCGGGCGCGAACGGGTATCCAGCTGCCACACCGCAATGCGCCTCGCGTGCGTATGTAGGTGACCGCACGTCCCGCACACGCCGCACACGCCTTGTGCCACATCGATTCAGCGGCTATCGCATCCCGCACACGCCGCCGCACAGCCCGCACATGCTCGCGCGCGCGCGATTTTCCGCTTTAACGATCTTCGAAGGGAATGGAGTAGGGGGTATCAATGGCTGAGGAAGACCTGACGATCACTGGCAAAGAGCTGGCCTCGCTGATCGGCTGCAAGCCGTCCTACGTGGTCGAGCTGAGGAAGAAGGGCAGGGTGGTGGTGGGTGCTGGCGGCAAGGGATTCCTCAAGGCCGCCTCCCTGGAGCTCTACGCTCGCACCGCAGACCCGGTGTATGCCGGTGTCGCTCAGCGGCATGCCGATGAGCGTGGTAGTTCGCTTGTGGGGAGCGGGGAGGGCGCCAATGACCTCGACGCGGATATCGATGACGAGGATGAGGATGGTGACGCCGACGACGACGCCGACGCCAGAACGGCACGCCCGGGCCGTCCCCAGACGCCGGATTCCGCGCGCAAGGCCAAGGCGCTGGCCGACAAGGCAGAGACCGACGCGCACATGGCGCATATCACGCTGCAGAAGGAACTGGGGTTGCTGTTGCCTCGCGCTGACGTGGAAGCCTTCCTCGCTGAGCACGCAACGACGTTCCGGGGAGCGATGGAGCGCTTGGCCGACACGCTGGCGCCGCAGCTGGCTGCAACGCTGGATGAGGCTGGGTGCCGGCGGCTGGTGTGGGATGAGGTGAGCCACGCACTGGAAGAACTGAGCCAGGGCTTCCGCACGTTGGCGGCCAAAGCCGCGGAGGCAGCGGAATGATGGAGGCACAGAGTTGTCTGGCATCGGTGCTGGCGCGCTCGCTCCAGCCGCGGCGGCCCATGAGCGTGTCGCAGTGGTGCGATGAGCACATGCGCCTGTCCACGAAGAGCGGCAGCAAACCTGGTCGTTGGGTGACGGATCGCAACCCGCCGCTGCGTGAGCCGATGGACAACATGTCTGCCCGCAGCCCAGTGCATGATCAGGTCTGCATGTTTCCGATCCAGTTCGGCAAGAGCCAGCTGGCGACCAATGCCATGGCCTACTGGATGGACTATGCGCCGGGCCCGATGATGTATGCGCTGCCGGGTGAGGTGTCCATGAACAAGTGGATCGCCCAGAAGCTCAACCCGATGATCGAGGTGTGCGCAGCGGTCAAGAAGGCGCTGACCAGCACCGCCAGCCGCGACAGCGCCAACCAGCGCACGTTCAAGGACTTCGCTGGTGGCCAGCTGTTCGTGGAGCACATGGGCAGCCCGCAGCGCCTGAAGTCCTCGACGGTGAAGTACCTGCAAGTGGATGAAATCGACGAAGCGCCCCAGCAGCTCTCCACCGGCGACGACCCGGTGAAGATGCTGGATGGCCGCACGTCGTCCTTCCCGACCACCTACAAGCGCCAGTACATCAGTACGCCTGGCATCGCCGGACTCAGCCGGATCGCGAAGCTGTACGACAAGAGCGACCAGCGCCGGTATCACGTGCCGTGCCCCCACTGCGGTCATTACCAGGCGCTGCAGTGGAGTGGCCTGGTGTGGTCGCCCGACAGGAGCCACGCGTGGTACGCCTGTTGCGAATGTGGCGTCGCCATCGAGGAGCACTTCAAGACCGACATGATTGCCAATGGGCGCTGGGTGGCTGCCAACCCTGATTCGCCGATTCGCGGCTACACCATCAATTGCCTTTACTACCAGTTCGGCCTTGGGCCGCGCTGGTTGGACCTGGTGAAGGAGTGGCTGGAGGCGCAGGGTGATCCCGCATCACTCAAGACGTTCGTCAATGACCGCTTGGCCGAGACGTGGGAAGACCCGGCAATGCGGGCAGTCAAGCACAACGTCATCAAGGATCGTGCCGAGCCCTATGCGCTTCGCTCGGCTCCGCAGGGTGTGCTGGCTATCACCGTAGGTGTGGATACGCAGGACAACCGCCTTGCTGTTCACGTCGTCGGCTGGGGACGGGGTATGACCGCCTGGACGCTGGATTATGTGGAACTGCAGGGGGACCCAGCCGAGGAAGCGGTGTGGGTAGCCCTGACCGATTTGCTCAACCGCGCAATCGAGCGCGAAGATGGCGCGCTGCTCCGGCCGATGGCTGTGGCCATCGATGCTGGTGGCCACCGCACCGAGGCCGTCAAAAACTACGTCCGTCAGCGGCGCATCACCCGACCAATGTGCATCTTTGGTGCTGTACCCAACAACGCTCCCGTGTTGTCCAAGGGCAAGCTGGCTGACGTCACCTGGAAGGGCAAGACTGACAAGCGCGGCATCACCATCAACCACGTAGGTACCGTTGCAGCCAAGCACTACCTCTACAGCCGTTTGTCGGCCGACGCCGAGCGCAAGCCCGAGAATCGCATGGTCCACCTCAGTGACCAGCTACCGGAGGAGTTCTTCCCGGGCTTGGTGTCGGAGGTCTACAACCCTGTCAAGAATCGCTTTGAGAAGAAGGTGACCCGAAACGAGCCCTTGGACACATGGGTGTATGCCTACGCGGCGACCCATCACCCGGAGGTCCGAATCAACCGCTTCACGCGTTCCGATTGGGACCTGTTGGAACAACGGCTGGCTGCGCCGCCAAGCGTGAACGTTTCACGCGAAACGCCAGTTGCTGCGTCGGAGGCCGACGCGTCCACCGATTCCCGTGAAACATCGAGTGTGCCTCGCCGGCAACGGCCTGTGCAGCCTCGTGGCATGGGGAGGCAGTGGTGAGCAGGAACACGGTGCGAAACAAGGTGCGAATCAGTGAGCTGACGGAGGAACTCGCTGTCGGTGCGGCGTTGCGCTTGCGCTGTGACAGCGACGTTATACGCAGCGTTGTGGAGGCCGTGGTGGCCTACCTTGTCGAGGAGTACCCAGCCCAGGATCTGTACATCCCCGCCAGCATGCAAAGTAGCGCCTATCCAGTGGATGAGATCCGGAAAGGAATGAGGGAGCAGGAGTCGGTACGGTCGCTGTGCAAGAGGTTCAGGATCGACAGGCGGACGCTTTACCGCTTGCTCGATGAGCCTTCCGCCAATGAGTAGTGAGTGCGGGTGAGTTCCCCGAGACTCACCCGCACTTGATCTGGAAACTGGCATCCATGATCTCCTGGATGCCTCGCTGATGAGCTGGACCAAAGACGATGTGGAGCGGTTGAAGGCCGCCATCGCCAGCGGCCAGTTGTCCGTTCGGCACGGTGACCGTCAGGTCACGTATCAGTCCGTCGACGCAATGTTGAAGGCATTGGACCGCATGGAGGCGGAAGTGGCCGCCAACACGGCCGGGCGCCGGAAGTCCGCCACGCGCCGCTACCGCTTCACGACGCTAAGGGGCTTCTGATATGGCGGCCTCGTTGCTGGACAGGGTCATCGGTGCACTTTCTCCGCAAGCAGCCCTGAAGCGTCACCGCGCCAGAGCAACGCTGGAGGCAGTTCGCGCCTACGAGGGCGCCTCGCGCACTGACGGTTGGCGCGTTCGTAGGGCGGGGGCAAGCGCGAACACCGATCACCTGGCAGATGCCCGCGAGCTGCGCAACCGCGCTCGGGCACTGGTGCAGAACGTACCGTACTGCGCGCGGTCTCTCCAGGTGCTGGTGAGCGCAACGATCGGGACCGGCATTACTCCCAAGGCCGAAGGCCCAAACGCTGCCGCGCTGGACATCCTGTGGGGCCGCTGGGCCGACGTGGCGGACGCGGATGGAAAGTCGGACATCTACGGCCTTATGGCTACCGCGTATCGTGCAATGGAGCAGGACGGCGAAGTCATGATTCGCCGCCGCACCAGGCGTCAGTCGGACGGTCTCGCGGTCCCGCTGCAGCTTCAGGTGCTGGAGATCGACTGGCTGGACGGAAACAAGAACGGCTCTGCGCCGGGCGGTGGTCAGGTCATCAACGGCATTGAGTACGACGCGATTGGTCGGATTCGCGGCTACTGGTTGTTCGGAGCGCATCCCGGTGAGGCTGTGCGTGGCTCTGTACGCTTGAGCAGTTCGTTGGTGCCGGCATCCGACATCATCCACCTCTACAACCCCGTCCGCCCCGGGCAGGGACGCGGCATTACGCGCTTCGCACCGGTGATCGCGCGAGTGCGCGACCTGATGCTGTACGAAGACGCCGAGCTGGCGCGGAAGAACCTGGAAGCCCGACTTGGCGTGATCGTCAGTGGCGACATCGACTCGATGTCCAACGCGGACGATGACGGCCCTTCGCAGCTCGGCTCAGATCGCGACCAGGTCACCGACCTTGGCCCACTGCCCAGCGGTGGCGTTACCCACATCACCGGTGCCACCGCCTTCCAGACAGTCGAGCCTAAGCCTGCAGGCGGCTACGTCGAATACTGCAAGTTCAACGCGCACATCATCACTGCTGGCGTCGGTGTTCCGTACGAATCTGCCACGGGCGACATGCGCGAAGTGAACTTCTCCAGCGCCCGCATTCGGCAGATGGAATTCCGGCGCGACTGCGAACAGATGCAGTGGCTGGTACTGGTTCCTCAGATGTGTAAGCCGATCTGGCGCTGGTTCGACGAAGCAGCCGCGCTTGGCGGCGGCGTGCGTTCCACGGGAAGCACTGCCGACTGGAGCACGCCTCGCTGGGACTACGTCAACCCCAAGCAAGACATCGAGTCAGAAATTGCAGCGATGGGTGCCGGTCTCAACTCGCCCAGCGAAGCGCTGCGTCGGCGTGGCTACGACCCGGACGCGGTATACGCCGAGATGGGCAAGGACTTCAAGCGGATGAAAGAGACCGGCGCGCTCGAGCTGATGACCTTCCTTCAATCCAGTGGCGCCCGGACCAGCCTGGTCGACGCCTCAACAACCAACGAGGAATGACCATGCCCCAGCCAATCCAGGCTCCACAGCAGGACGGTACAACGCGCCTCATGCCACCTCAGTTGCGTGAGGCCGAGTTGCAGCCAACCAGCTTCGATAGTGAGGCGCGCACGATCGAGCTTCAGTGGACCGCTGGTACCCGTGTACGGCGCTACGACTGGTGGAATGACACCTACTACTGGGAGGAGCTGGTCGTTGATGAGGCGGCCTGCAACATGGAGCGTCTGTCGTCCGGTGCTGCACCGGTCCTGGACAGCCATAACACGTGGGGCATCGGTTCTCAGATGGGCGTGGTGGATCGCGCCTGGCTCGCCAATGGCGAAGGCCATGCGCTTATTCGCCTCTCTGGTCGCGAGGAGCTGGCCGGCGTCATAGCCGATATCGGAGCCGGGATCATCCGCAACATCTCGGTTGGCTACACAGTGCAGCGCTATGAGATCGAGCGCGCGGTCAACCCCGGCGATCTGCCGATCTACCGCGCGGTGGAGTGGACGCCGAGTGAGATCAGCTTCGTCACTGTGCCGGCCGACCCGGCGGCAGGTACCCGCAGTAATCAACCCGCACAGGGAACCCCCTGTGTCTTCACCCGTAGCGCATCGTCGCAGGAGCACACCATGCCTCAGCCCGCCGCCCGCGCCGCCGAACCGGCGGTCCAGCAGGAACCCATCAACAACGCCCCAGCTCCGGCAGCGCCGGCCGCAGCACCGGCACCGGAAGGTGATACGCGTGCAGCCGACATCGTGGAGCTGGCAACCCGCCACGGCCAGACCGAACATGCAGCTGGCTGGATCCGCGCTGGTCACTCGGTCGATCACGTGCGTGGCCTGATCTTGACCACGCTGGAGCAGCGCGACGCCGCCGCTGGCGGCAACATCAACCGTATCAGCGTCACCGAGGACGAGCAGGATCTGCAGCGCTCCGCTGTGACGCATGCGCTGCTGCACCGAGCCCAGGTGATCGATCCCGCAACCAAGCGGATC